GACAACCCGGAGAGCGCCTCTGGCCCGAGTGGTATACCCAGGAGATGGTCGAGGACGCACGGCGGGACGAGTTCAAGTGGAAGACGCTGTACCAGCAGGAGCCGCCTAGTGACACTGGCTCGTGGGTCGCGCCCTCCGAGGTCGGGTTTCGGGCTTCGCCCTCCAACCCAACCACGTTCTATGGCGCGACCGACCTCGCCCTCAGTGTCAACTCGGGGGACTACACTGTTCACGCGATCGTCGCTGTCGATGAAAACGGCGATTGGGACATTATTGACGCCAGCCGGGAACGCGTGGACCCCAACGCCTCCGCCCGCAAGCTCACCCGGTTCTGCGCCGCCTACCCCGTCCGCGAGTGGCTGATCGACGACGACAACGCCAGCAAGGTGTTCATGCAGCTTGTCGCTACCGAGGCCCGCTCGACCGGCACGTTCGTCCCGTGGAAAGCCCTCCCGCTGCGTGGTCAGGACAAGGAGACGCGGGCTGCGCCGCTGCGCGGCATGTTCAAGCGTGGCAAGGTGTTCATGCCCCCGGACGCCCCGTTCGCCCGCTGGCTGCTCACCGAGATCGCCAACTTCCCCAACGCGCTCGGCGAAGGGGTTGATGACGGCATTGACGCACTGTCCCTTCTTGGGAGAAGATTGACGGCAATCGCCCCCGCACCTTCGACTGTTGTTCCCATCGCGCCCAAACTCAAGACGTGGCAAGACATGACGCTGAACGAGATGTGGGAGTTGAGAGAGAACGCCGACAAGGGAAGAAGGATAAGGATCGCCTGATGCCGTCAAGCAGCCCCAAGCAAGCCCGCACGATGGCTGCCATCGCCCATGGGTGGAAACCGCGCATACACATTCCGGTCAAGGTCGCCAAGGAGTTCAACCAGGCCGACAAGGCCCGCGCCCATCAAACAGTCAAAGCACTGAGAAGGAAACAGCCGTGAGTCAATACGACGCCGCCTCAACCTCCACTCCCGGAGTAATCGACTCCCTCCAGAAACTGGAGGCCACCCCGCAGGGTCAGCGCGACCGTTGGGTGCAGGAGATCGAGTTCGCGGAGAAGGAGAAGAAGAAGTTCACCACGCAGGCTCGTCGGGTCATCCGCCGCTACATCGACGAGCGGGACGCGGTGGAGACGAACCAGCGGTGGTTCAACATCTTCAAGACCAACACTGACATTCTGGAGGCCAGCCTCTATGCCAACATCCCTGAAGCAGATGTCTCCCGCCGTTTCAACGACATGGATGACGATGTCGCCCGCGTTGCGGCACTTGTACTCCAGCGTTCAATCATGCAGGACATGGCGGAACCCAACTGTGACTTCGATCTGGTCATGCGCCAGTGTGTGTCCGACCGGCTGATCCCCGGTCTGGCTATCGCCTGGCTGCGCCTCGAAACCGAGACGGAAGAACAGGAGGGCATGTTTGACGAGGAAGGTGTTCCGATGGAGCGCATCGTCAGCCAGGAGATCGCGCTGGACTACGTGCATTGGGAGGACTTCCTGTGGTCGCCCTGCCGCGTGTGGGCCGAGCGCCGTTGGGTGGCCCGTGCCGTCCCCATGACCCGCGATGCCCTCATCGAGCGGTTCGGTGCGAAGGTGGGCAAGTCCATCCCGTTGGACTATGAACCGAAGACCCAGGTCATCGGCGACGCCAACACCCCGCGCAACATGCTGCTCAAACGCGCCCGCATCTACGAGATATGGGACCGGGAGAAGAAGGAAGTGGTCTGGTTGTCGCGCGGGCACAGCGAACTGTTGGAGGTGTTGCCAGACCCGTTGGGACTGGAGAACTTCGAGCCGTGCCCGATGCCGATGCTCGCCAACCTGACCACCAGCAACTGTATCCCCAAGCCCGACTACATGATGCTCCAGGACCAGTATGTGGAACTGGACGAGGTCAACAACCGCATCAGCCTGCTGATCGTCGCGTGCAAGGTCGTCGGCGTCTATGACCGCAGCGCCGAAGGCATCCAGCGGATGCTGACGGAAGGCTACGACAACACCCTGATCCCTGTGGACAACTGGGCGATGTTCGCCGAGAAGGGCGGGGTCAAGGGGCAGATCGATTGGCTTCCCCTTGATACCGTCGTTCAGGCGCTGGCACAGTTGCAGGCGCACCGGGAAGCGATCAAGGCGCAGATTTACGAACTGACCGGCATCTCGGACATTGTACGTGGCAGCACCAAGGCCAGCGAGACGCTAGGTGCGCAACAGTTGAAGTCTAAGTTCGCCAGCGTCCGCATCCAGCGCCTCCAGGATGAAGTCGTCCGCTTCGCCGAAGAGATACTGCGCATCAAGGCGGAAATCCTGCTCAAGCACTTCGATCCCAACATCCTGCTCCAGATGGCGAACGTGCAGAACATGGCGGTCGAGGACCAACAGTTGGTCCCGCAGGCTGTCGCGCTGCTCAAGGCGCCGGAGGAGGTGCTGTGCTGGCGTGTGGAGATCGCTTCCGACGCGATGGCGATCATCGACTACAACCAGCAGAAAACCGAGCGCACCGAGTTCCTGACTGCCGTCGCCACCTTCCTGCAATCGGCCTCGACTGTTGGTCAGGGCAGCCCGCAACTGATCCCGCTGATGCTCCAACTGTTGAAGTTCGGCGTGGCCGGCTTCCGCGTGTCCCGCGAGATCGAAGGCATCTTCGACCGTTACATGAAGGAGTTCGAGCAGCAGATCGAGGCGCAGAAGAACGCTCCCCCGCAACCCGACCCCGAGCAGCAGAAGATGCAGATGGAAATGCAGATGAAGCAGGCGGACGCGCAACTCAAGGCACAGGAGCAGCAGGCCGACCTCGCCATGAAGCAGCAGGAGCAACAGGCCGACCTCCAGATGCAGGCGCAGGAACACCAGATGAAACTGGCGCAGATGTCGCAGGAGTTCCAGTTGAAGCTGGACCAGATGCAGCAGGAGTTCGCGCTCAAGATGGAGCTTGCCGCCAAGGAAGCCGAGATCAAGCGGGAAGCGATGGCGCTGGACGCCAACGCCAGGGCAGCGGCAACAGTCGAAAAGGACGACGGCGATGAGTCCTGATCGTCCACGTTCTGATATGAAGGAGTGGGATGAGGCTAAAGCTGCTAGTTACCATAAGAGGATGCAATACGCTCTCTGGGTACAGCTATGGCACTACGATGCGCGAGGCGCTTGGGGGGATTTGCTGGCCGAAACCAGGAAACCTGGCTATGACGGAGAAATACAGTGAGTCGTAAGTCCTACATCCAACTGAATGGAGTCCTCTATGACAAGGCCGAACTGGCTCAATCATCCGTTGCAGCACCCTCCGTTCGTGGCGACATCCCGGACTTCGTATCCCCCATTGACGGCACGGTTGTTTCAGGCCGCGCTGGCTTACGTGATCATTGCCGCCGCCACGGGGTCGTTCCTACGGCAGACCTTGCGGGGCTGCCGCCGAAACCAGCGGTGATGGCCCACCAGCCGACATCGCAGGAGCGTCAGCAAACCAAACAGGTCATTGCCGACATCATCAACAGCCGGAGCGAAATCCGGCGACACTTCAAAGGATAACTCATGGAACTACGCGAAGCCCTGGAAGCAGCGGCAACCGAACAGGAGAAGGAAGATGCAACTGCTCCCGAAGCCGCTGTTGAAACACCACAGGGGACTGTGGAGGCAACTGAAACCGAGACTGATCCATCCGTTGTGGAGAAGCCGGCAGACGACGCTGGCAAGCCAGAAGTTGAAAAGCCGGCTGCGGAACAGGTACAGGTTCCCGCTGGTCAGCATCGCGTAGATCGCGCCCCCGCTTCGTGGCGGAAGGAAGCCAAGGGTGAGTGGGCGGCTGTCCCCCTCCACATCCGGCAAGAGGTTCATCGCCGGGAGATGGAAGTCAATCGCGCCCTGAACGAGGCGGCGCAGGCCCGCCAGACGGCTGAACAGTTCAGCAAGACCTTCGAGCCGTACATGGCCCGCATCCAGTCGTTCGGCGTTACCCCACAGCAGGCGATCAGCCAACTGTTGCAGGCTGACTACACGCTCGCCACCTCATCCAAGCAGCAGCGGGCACAGTTGATGGCGAAGCTGGTCCGCGACTACGACGTGGATGTGGTCGAGCTTGATGCCGCCATCGTTGCCGGGATGCAGGGACAACAGCCGCAGCAGACCCCGCAACAGCCCGACATCCAGGCATTGGTCCAGCAACAGTTGCAGCAGGCGCTCGCCCCGATCTACCAGCAGCAACAGGCTGAGCAGCAGCGCCAGCAGCAGGTGGTCGATCAGACTGTCGAGCAGATGGCGCTGGACCCGAAGTACCCGCACTTTGACGAGGTGCGGGAGGACATGGCGGACATGATTGAGATGGCAGCCAGGAGGGGTGTTGCACTTTCCCTCGCTGATGCCTATACTCGGGCTGTGGCCTTCAATCCGCAGGTGAATCAGATGCAACAGGCGCAACAGCAGAACCTCCAGGCGCAGCGCGCCAAGGTCGCTTCCCGCTCTGTCACTGGCGCACCGGCAGCAGGAGGCAGTAATGAATTTGCGGGCGACGGCACGCTTCGGGGTTCCCTCGAAGCCGCGTTCGCGAATATGCGGGCATGACGGATCGTCTGTTCCGTGAAGTTGTAGGACCAGTCCTGCCCTTACCGGGGCAGGATGGAGTCCCCAGGCAGTACCGCCAAAGCGCCCCGCGCCCATTGGCTCCAAGTAGTGAAGAACCTGAACCACCCGTAGTCAAGGACGCCTCTGATGATTGAAGGCCGCATCTGCGACAAGCATCCTGAGTTGGGCGGAAAACGCTACAACTCGGGTCACTGTGTCCAGTGCAAGAAGGACAACAATCACCAGTGGGAGAGTCGCAATGTTGAACAAGTCCGTGAAAACGGAAAAGTTCGCATGCAACGGCATCGTATGTCGGAAGAAGTCCGCGACAAAGACCGCGTTCGTGCTGTCGAATGGTATTACCGCAATCAGGAAAGGGCGCAGCGAGTCGCCCGCGAAGGTAGGAAAGTGCGCTATGCGCTTGACCCTTCGGAAGCCATCTGGCAAGCTCGTGTTCGTAGGGACCGGGTAGCTCAACAGACTCCACGTTGGGCAGACCGGAATGCCATTGGTGCCATCTACCGCAAAGCGCGTGATCTCGGAATGACTGTTGATCATGTTGTCCCATTGCGAGGAAAGAACGTCAGTGGTTTGCATGTGGAGCATAACTTGCAAATCATCCCTCGGAGCGAAAACAGTTCCAAGGGAAATCGTTTTTAGAAAGGAATCACAATGGCTTTTCCCAATTCCGCACTGTCGGACATCATCAGTACAACGATTCAATCGCGTACTGGTCAGATCGCCGACAACGTTTAACTGGTAGACGTTGTAAAACCGGGCGAACTCAGGGGAAGTCCAGAACGGATAATCCTGATCCAAGCCGAAGCACCTGAAAGGGTTTCGGAAGGAGCAACGACTAGGTGGTGACGAAAGAATAATCCACCCACGAGCACCCGGCCCGATGGCAACATCGGTGATGATATAGTCTGAACCGCATGGGAACATGCGGAAGTCGAGGATAAAGAGCCTCGACGATAACAAGATTGACCAAGAACAACGCACTGCTCGCCCGCTTGAAGCAGCGCGGCAACGTCAAGCCGTTCAGCGGCGGTAACGTCATCCTGCAAGAACTGTCCTTCGCCGAGAACGCGAACGCGGGCTACTACAGCGGTTATGAGACGCTGCCGGTTG